TAAGCTGAAAGTGCTCTCAAATACTTGTACCATACTCCAAGATATCATTATCGGGACTATGAATCTCAAGGAATAGAGGGTGGTGGATAGCTTCCGTTTCCACGTTAAGCTTGTCAGACTCAACGGGTATGAGTTTGGGTTAGTCATCCCTAACCTTCAGCCATGAGCTGAGCATGCAGATCCATCATCAATTGATGGTCAGAGCGACCAAGTCGCCAATCTGACACATCTTTCTCTAACGGAGCGACAGGCTCAACCTTCTGAACCGAAGGCGTTGGACAGATCAACACTTTATTCACCTTTTTCCACATTCTTAACGTCTTAGGTACCCGTACTCGTGGTCCGCGCTGCTGAACAGCGTCGAGACTTCGGAGCACGTTAACCTTCGTCGGTAAGCGCGCGGCCAAGGCTTCAATCGTGTCGAGGGCCTGGAACATAGAGAGGATGAAGAGTTCCTCTCCAGCTCCGACATCACCGATCGGGGAATGCTCCAAGACTCTATGTCTTATTGCATCGAACTCGTTGACGGTATCAACCATAGGTGCGCGGTAAGCATCTACTACCGTGTCCTGGTACCAGTCCCACAGACCATCAACATCGCCATACTTGGGATCCAAGTGGAAGCCTCGAAAGGCCTCAAACAAGGATTTCCTTATACGAACAAGGTCAACAGCCGCGATTCTAGACCTAACAGACTCGATAACAGGCGCCCCCCAGGAAGGGTGGGTCGGCCGCACTTGACAGAATCTGTCTTGTTTATACCAATCCCACACGTTCCGTGCACTCCATTTAGATATGGCGCCGGGACGAGTCAATAACAATACTATCGAGCGGGCTCTACGGCTAAGATCTGACAGACGGCTGGTTGCCGCCCGAGATGAAGCCTTGAAGCCCAACCCCATGCTTCGAAGTACAAGGAATAAAGAAGGCAAGGTCCCTGTACGGCCCTCGGAAGCCTTAACGACTTCCGGGACGCCTGTCACCCCAAGCCAACCGCACGCAATCCCCACTAAAGGTAAAGGAGTTACCTCCTCACCCTTGTAGAAAAAACGCTTAGCGAACTCAAGGGACAGATTATCTGAGACAATGGATTTGTTAAATCCAATCTTGACCCCAGTCTCCTTCATAATCTTGACATACTCAGCAGCGACATTGCGATCTCCTATCACAACGTCGTCACCGAGAATAGCATAAAGTTCGAACCATCCGCTCGCTCCGGCTCTTCGAGCCGCAAGCTGGACGATAGCATGGTGTACAAGGGCCAACATCGCCCACGAAGAATAAGCTCCCATCGGTTGACCGACTGCATACTTGATTGTCCTAACCGCCGAACCAAATGTTTTCACATAAAGATTCGGAAGAAAGTACGCTCGTTCTGTAAGAAGGCGTCGCCAATGAAAACCAAACTCCTCGGACGTGAAGACACCGAGTAACTTCTCCTGCAAAACAACAGGGATGCGATCAGTCGCAGCCGATAAATCGTATGAAAATACTGCCTTACGGCCACTCTCCCTCAACTTCTGAATGAGAGCTCGCACGGGGGCAAGCTGATCAAACAAACCATCTTGGGGAATAGCTTTCAACAATACATCAAAGATGTACCGATGCAACGGATATAGCAGCCACTGCGTTAAGCAATCGACCATAGCGACAACACGAACCTTCCCCGGTTCCTCAACCAATGCCAACTTTCCCAGCTTACCACTCACCCCCTTCCAATCCTTTGCTTCCATAATCCGAGCGCGAGACGCTTTCCCATCCGAGTTTCGTCGGAGGTACTCAAGTCCCGCCTCCCAGACCGGTGCATAAAGAAGAGAAAGAGAACGGGTGATAATGCACAACGTAACAAAAGATTCAAGCAAACCTGGCCTTGTGAGCCAAGCCGCCGCGTCCTTAATCACGTTTATTACTGAGACCGTTGACCCCTGGTTAGTCTTTAGACTAACCGGTTTGGTCTTATCCTTAACCTCTTTCGAGGAATTAGGACCAGAGGTCATCAAGGCAATAAACTTAATTGTATATCCCAAAATCTCCTTCACTACGATCCCAGTAGGAGGACACCACACCCCTTCAGTCGGATGATTTCTCACCTTTCCAAAAGAGCGGATGTCTTTGACCTTAGCTGGAACTTTCATTACTGAAATTGTCTTTAGGGCGGGTCCTCCCATTTCAGTCAGTCGATCCCGGAACCACACAATGTGTGAATCCCAAGACTTCATGAACTGATCTGAGATTACCACCCCTGGAGCAGTTATGGTCTCGAAGCTCATCTTCCCTTTAAAGTTCAACACTCGGTAAAGAGTGAAGAAACCTAACCAGAGTCGAATCACCCCTCGATCACCCTGCCGAATACGCTTTCGGTGATTGCCAGGAATCACTCTAGGGATACCAGAGTTAGTCTGTGGTATCGCCGCCCCAACGAGGCGCGGTTGGGTTCTCTTACCATTACCCAAGTAACGCAACAAAGTCACGTTACAAGTTTTCAGATAGATAGCCAAGCCACGATCTCCTTGAGACTTTCTCAACCCAACTGCAAATCTAGAAAAGACGAAGCAAGCTTTTACCCAACCCAGGGAGTTACTACCCACGATCAGGGGGACTGCTCTTGCGAGCAGCCCCACCAATCGTTTACTGGATTTTACACCAGATTGCCAAATACTTGAAGCAGTCTTCAACTGTAAAGGAGAAAACAGTTGCTTCATAGTTATTATTAATTAAAA